AACGTCGCGCGGTTGAGGCCCAGCCAAGTGCCGGTTGTGGCTGAACTGTGATGATACTGCAACCCGAACAGTCCGGTTGGAGAGGCACCCGATAGACCGTCATACACGAGCACATCCGTGGCGATGGTGCCACCAGGAGCGGCATCAACGGTGATGGTCTGTGTTGACGATACCGGGTCGAAGTTGGTGACGTTGGCAGTGCCGCGGTTGACGGTCAATGCCGCGTTATAGACTTGGATGGTCTGCCCGTTGTAAACCAATGCCGCGCCGAAGGGCACGGACATGGTGAACACGGAACCAGCTACCGAAGAGATGGTGCCAATGACTCCGTTGCCCGCCGTTTGAATCAGCATGTCGAGAAACGCGCGGAATTGTTTCATGCCGTTCATTACTTCGCGCTTTACGGCGTTCTCGATAGCTTTTTCCTTGCTGTTCGTGGCGTACTTCACAAGCGTCGAAAGCTCCACCGCGAAACGGAAGTACAATGGAGTGACTTGCGCCACTTCGTAATCCGTTCCAGAGCCTCGGCCAAGGTCGCCGCCATCGGGGTTGTATGCGCCGCCCTTGCCGCCTGAAAGAACCTGCAAGGGGAGACGCATGTTACGTGTTGAGACTTGTTCCACGTCGCCGCGCTGTTGAATCATGGCGAGCAAGATGTCATCTCGCTCGTATAAAAGTGGGATTTTGTCCCGAACTTTCTCCAACTGCAAGGCAATGACGTTGGTGTTTAATTGCGCTGCCATAGATTATCCTTTTCTCCTTTTAGCAGCGGCGCGTGGCTGGTCTCTAGCGGTGAAACGGCCTGGTGGATTCCAGAATGTCCATGTCGCTCATGCCCTTTGCTTCCTCGCGGGTGAGCGGACGGATTCCTGTTCCCGGCCGTGCTCCGGTTGATACATCGACACGGCTCGCTGCCTGCGTTTGTTTGTCGGTTACTTCCTTGCGCGAAGCCATCACCGAGGCGGTGTATTCGTTGACTACCCGCTTGACCGCTCCCGGCATGATTTGCTTGGCCTTGGAAGTGAGCAGATTCGCCACTTGCTCTTGTGTTTGGCGGTTAATTCCGCCCGTGCGCATCAGGTTCGAAAGACGGAGCTTCAGCCCCGCGTCGCCCCTGACGGCGTTTTGGATTTCAGAATGAACGTCCTTGGCAATCCGCATGCGCAGTCCGTCTGAAGTTTTGGGAAGCAACTTCGCAAGCTGGGCGGTTACGTCCGTATCGAGACTCGCCTGCACGGTTTGGTCAACCGATGAGTTGAAGTCTTTCTGACGTTCCGATTCCAGTTGCTGATACTTCCGCTCCAATTCGCTGCGTTGCTGATTGACTAGAGTTAAGTTCGGGTCTTGCGTCGAGCGAGGCCCAAGACCGAATTTCTGGAATACCCCGGCGAATTGGTTCAAAAGCGAGGCCACTTCTTCCGCTCCGCTCTTTGTTGCCGCTTCGTGGATGTATTCCAGCCAGTCCCAAACCTTCTCGCTGCCGAGCGAATCGCCTACCAAGTGTTGCGTCAAGTAGGCATATTCCTGCGGGCTTTGACCCTTGATTAAGTCGAGGCCAATCTGCACCATGCCTTGAAACGCTTCTGGATCGTCGCGGTAAAGATTCTGAGCGAAGCCTTTTTGCTCTTCCGGGTCGTGGGAAAAGTACTGCAAGTCCATCTCGTCCACTTCCTTGGATTTTGCAATAAGGATCTTCAGCTCTTCCGGGCCGCCCTGGACGAGTTCCTTGAAAGCCCTCGCATCAGCAACCTTCGGAAACAGTTCTTGGAACGCCAACAAACGGTCCTTCATGGATTGCAGTCGTGGCCCAAACGCTTTGTCATTCAGGAGCGGGCGCATCCATTTCAGGTCATCCGTTATGTCGGTGTCTTCTGGCGCTGGTGCGGGCGTTTCTGGCGGTTTCTGAGTTTCTGGCGCAGGCGCAGTAGTCTCCGATGCTGCTGGAGGAGCTGCTGGTTCTGTTGCTGGTGACGGCGGCGTGTCCTCGGCGGATATGCCAAGAATGTCCTCATCACTAAGTTCTATCCCACCTCCGCCACCCAATGAGGATGGTTCGGATGGAATAGCGGCGGGCGTAGCCGCCACATCTGTTTCAGGCACTATGTTCTCCTTGTGGTTCTACTGCATGAAAGAGCACTAAGCTCCTCCAATCTCTTGAACGTCTTGAATCTGGCTTGTCGTGATTGTTCTGTCAGTTGAAAATTCCAAGTACATCCCAACTCCCAGCCAGCCAGCTTTTATCATCGAACCGCCAAACGTTGAGCCGTGGATACTTGCCTTCGTTGGCTGTGGGCAATACTTTTCGTGACCTTGGATGTAACTGCCATCTTCGCGGTTCTCAATCTCATAGCGCGTGTTTCTCGTTCTCACGATTACCTTGGAGCCAACAGGTAAATCCTTCCACCAGATGCCTCCAGATAACTCGCTCTCCTTGATGGCCCGATTTACTTCTGGCGTTAGATTCGGATGGTCAACCCACATTACAATCCACCAATCTCGTTTACAGGATTTGGCGCTGGCGGTTCTCCTGGCTTTCCCTTTGGCGGCATCGGCGGCACCACCGTAGCTCCGCCACTTAAAATTTGCTGTTTCATTATCGCCATCTGATGCATCGCTGCGTGCGCTCGGACATTCGCAAAACCAGTAGGATTCTGAATCCTCGCTTCTTGTCCGTCATCGTCGCTGGCCCATCGCTGGCATTCTTCGAACTCTACTTTGTGATTGTCGAGCAGGTCATCCACTTGCACGCTCGACATCATCGGCGGAGGCGGCATGGATGGGTCAATCTGTGGCTGTTGAATCGGCTGCTCTTTCAGCATCTGCTCGATTTCCCGCAGTTGTTTGTTTCGCTCGTTCTCGCCGGGAATGGTGAAATCCGAAAGCCCGAGCAGGCTACGAATAATCCCCACGTTCGCTGGGTGCCCAAGAATCTCCGCCACATAAGGGTCTTCAGCGCCCATCATCTTCTCGATTACCGCCCGTTGCTGGGACTTCAAGCGCGGGAAAGTCTCATCGGCTTCCGGCCTTGCCTGGATATTCCCTTTCAAATCTGCCAGCCGTATAATGCGCTCTTCAAACTCGTTGTTTGCTCCCAGCTTCGGCGCTTCCACATCCTCTGGCCGGTTCTTCCTGAAACAATCCACAGAAAGCATGATGACATCGGCGTACCACTGCTTGACCCGCCGCCAAATCATCCCAATTCTGCCCATCGCCTGGTCACGTGCCATCGCGTAGCCGGAGGCTGTCTTGACGTTCTCCATCTCACCGCCAAAGACAGCGGGGAACAATCCGCTCAGAAACTGCGCTACCGGTCCTGCCAGCTCTTGCTGATACTTGGCCATGTCAGGCGCTACTTGGGCCGGGGTTGGCTGATAGAATGAGTCCGCTAGGGAGCGTCCAGCTTTCGCCGCTGCTGGATACCATGCCGCAGGCTCCGCCGTGGTGCTGCCAAGAGCATCAAAATCCAGAGTTTGGGGATCGGCAAAGATGGGCGGAATGCCAAATTCGTAGTTTTCCGCCTGGATGTTCGCGTAATCGTTGACCTGCTCCTGAATATCGATGAGACTGCTGCCTACCGCTGGCCTATTCTGCCCTTCCCCCGGCAAGGCATGAAGCACTCGCCAGTGGTCGTCCATGTTCTCGTTGCGCGATTCACAGTACGTATCCCCAGCAAAGGCAACATAGCAGCCATCAGGGAAAAGAGCGTGCAAATCGGCTTTGATATCGGCGTCTTTTAATTCATCGAACGCCCACGGCCTAATCCACGTTCGCAGGAAGGTTACGAGGCTTTGCAGCGCATCGCCGGGATGGGTATAAGGCAGGCTCTGGGCGAGCGACAGCCGCGAAGCTCGAGCGTAAATATCATCAGCCATGAGCTGCGTCGAACTTTCAATGCTGTCGGCAACTAGCGGATAACCGGATTTCAGCTTGGCTTTCGGAACTTCCAGTTGCCATTGCAAATACGGGAAGTCTTGCTGCTCCCGCGACCATACCGGCGTATTCAGTTCCAAGCCGCCAACAATGTCGATGACTTCCTGGCCGTTTGGAATCTTCTGAGTGCCTGTTACTTGCGGCACTTGCACGTCAGGGGCTTTATTCAAACTCATCTGCGTCCCGCAGTTCTGGCAGATGTCGCCCATCATATTGGCGGGAATTGTGGTTTGACAATTCGGACAGGTGTAGGAGTCCTCGCCTACTTTCCGCGTGGCCTGCTCAAGTTGGTCTTCGTTCTTGAAGCCAAACCTGTGGCCATCCACGACGTAGCGGACGTAGCCGCCAATCTTCCCGTCCGTCCAAAGAAAATATCCTACGGCACTGAGCAGTTCTTGGACCTTGTTGTTTTGTTCAATTAGCTCCGCAGCGTCGGAAGCAGCTTTCGCGGCCGTCAAGTCATCACTACGGTTCACTGATTGCGGCCAGAAACGCACCGTGGGCACGTCTTGGCTCATTACCGCGATGAACGACAGCCCGTAGGCTTGGAAGATGTTATGAACGTACTGGTAACGAGGAGTCTCATCCGAGCCTTCCTCAACGGGCGGGCGCGTGCCAACCATTGATGGCAGATTCCAATCCCCACGGTTGGGGTCCCAAAAGAGATTCTGCAGCCCTTGCCAGAAATAGCGGGCTTGGCGGATGCGGCGGATTTCGTGGCGGCGAGCTACAACTGCCTCTGTGCGGTAGGTTTCTATTAGGGTCTTTAGCGCAGCAACGACGCGAGGCTTCTGCTTTTGCAGGTGTTCATTATTGGGTCCAAGCCCCTCGTCGGCCTGCTGGGCGGGGCCTTCCTTCGCTACGGTGTCGCCTGGAACTGATTCGAGAGGCTTGTCGGACAGGACGCTAGTTGGCACGGCCCTTGCGGTTCCCTCTTGGTGCGTGGCTCTTGCGCTCCGGCAGGCTGCTCATTTTCTTTCCATGCATTTTGCTGATTACTTCCTGAGCGAATCCTTTTTCGCCTTTCGCATCGCCTTGCGCTACAGCGTGTGCCCAGCGTACTTGTGTTTTACTGTCAGGCATCAGATTTTAACTACGCAGGCAGGACATCGAATGAGGACATCAGCTCCGATTTGAAAACGTCTCCAGCCTTTGCGAGTCGGATTAGCTTTTCCGCGTCTCTTGCCGCATTTGCCGCAAACCCATTTGACTCTTACCCCTAGCAAATTACGGATTATGCGTAGATTCGCAGGATGATTAAGAATTGCAGTCATTGATGACATCAGTTCGCAGGCGCTACGTTCTTGTAGAACTCGATATGCGGATGAACGGCTCCCGCTGAGGCGTTCGAGGTCGTGCAGTGAACGACGGGAATCGTAGCCGCTGCCACGACTGCGGGGAGCGTCACGGTGCTGGAATCGCTGGTAGTCCCTGCCGTGAGCGTGGTATTGGCCGCTGTGAACTCCGTTCCAGTAGACCAGCCAAGCGACCAACCGCCAGCGCACGTCGCAATCGTGGTAGTGACTTTCGCGCTTGCCACGGTCACGACAGAACGGGTAGGAATGGCTACCGCTCCGATGTTGGTGTTCAAGCCACCAGTGTTAAGCGTTAGGATGCCGGGGTCTATGACGCCATGCACTGCCCCACCGCCATTGTTCGAGGCGTCGTTGATCGCTTCCTGAAAGCCGTTGTCGCCGGAGATTACGTTGCTTGCGCCCACTTGCCCGGTTCCATGCGCATTCGTGAAAGTAGCCGTCACCGTGGAGCAAGGGACCGTACCCGTATAGCCGAAAGGCGCTCCCACCAGTGCGGTGGCTGTTGGCGTCACTGTCTCCGTCACCGCCGCAATCGCTGGGTCCACAGTGATGGGCGAGAATGTGCCATTCGCCGAGGCAAAGGGATTGAAGGTGCGCCCATCGGGAAGAACGACTTGGCCGGGACAGACAGTAATCGTCTGAGCGCCGCTGGCTGCACCGATAGCGATGGTCGCGCCCCAGCTCTTGTATGATTGCGCGTCGTACATGCCTAGGGCATTGGATAGCCGCACAGAAGGCGGAGACTGGGCCTTGCAACTTTCTTTCCAAGGGAACAAAAACACTGCAAGCGCAACGGTGAAAATCACCCAAAAAATTGAAGAATACAGTTTCTTTTTCACTTCTTTTCTCCTTTTCAACCTCCAAAATTAACCGTGGCCGTAACCGCGTTCGTCACTGTGGTAGCCAATAAACGGATGAATTTCGCGGCTACTGGCGCAATCTCCGTGCGCACCTGATTATTGTTGCCTACCGTCGTGATGGCTGCGCCTTCCGACTGATAATCCGCGTCATTGTCGGTATCCGAAGTTTGTGGCTGAAGGGAGATGACCCCCGGTGCGCTGCTGAAAAAGACCTGCATTGAGACCTTTTTCTGTACGCCGGTGGGATTCTCGCATATCGCCACACGCTGAGTCTTTGTTCCGCTGGCTAGGTTACCATCCGCTGTGACCCACACGCTTTGCAAGTCGCCGCGAGCGATGCTGTTGGGTGTCTGTGTGTTGGAGTAGGATGGCATTTTAGAATCTCCTTACAATCGCCATACAACTGAGTTCCCTGACATGTACGTAATCCCAATAATCTACGCCACATCTCCAATAGATAGTGCAATGAGAATGTCTGTTGCACGGTACTCCGAATAACGCTACCGCTGTCCTAGGTCCAATAGCCATTAGCGTCCCTTCCTTCCTGGCGCGTGCATCTTCGTGAAGCGAGGCGCTTTCCTGACAGGGTGAGGCATTGGCGCTGTGCCGAGATACGATGCTCCGCTGCCCGGCATGTCCTCTGGATAGGTTGACGGTGCTTGCGGCCTCGCCTGAGCCGCTGGCGGTACTCTGCGCGATGCGGCTGAGAGCCTAGCCATTGAGCGCTTTCTCTCTTGCGCCGTTGTACCACTTCTCGTAATCGTGCGGGCGCGCAAGAGCTTCGTGTGGGGTCGGGGCAGCCTGCAACGCCTCTCTTGCTTTATCGTTCGTCACTTCGGGTTCGATAATCATTGGCGTTCCAGCTCCCGTCACTTCTTCTGGTGAGGGTCCTAATTTATTAGCCATTCCAATCCTCCTTGAATTGCCATTTGCCGCCTTGCTTCACGACCGCGCTGATATTGCCGGAACCTGGGATATGCCGGGATGTGATCGTCGGCCCCTCGCCTTTGATGATCGAGGGCATGGAAGCTATTTCAGAACTGTGCAACACGTCAATGTGGGCTTGCCCTGGCGTCTTTTCCGCTTCTCTCAGCCGCTTGGCCATGCGATTCGAGGCCATATCCCACCAACCGCCATAAGTCTCGCCGCCCGGTATCTCTTTGTGCGGATTCTTAACGTAGTATTCCATCCTAGCTTTGGATGTCGCGTGCGTCATGCCTGACAAATATCCGGCATCGAGCGGCTTCAGGTCTTCGTCCACTTCCGCTTTCTGGCCGATTGTGTCGCTGATGTATTCAGCCGTTTCTTTGGCTCGCTTCATCGGCGAAGTCTTGAGGCTGGCAATGTCGTGGCCTTCCAGCTTGTCTGCGGCTTGTTGCGCTTGATTGTGCCCTTCGCGGGTCAGCGGCAAATCGTACTTCGTGCCGTGAATGCGCTCGCTCTTAGCGTCGGTCCCTGCGAATTCTGTTTCGCCATGTTCCACTAGCAAAAGAGTGGGATTCTCAAACTGCTTCTTTTCAGCCGCCATTATGCTAAACTGCCCTCGAACGCATCAGCGTGAAACGCTCATCTCAGGGGAGCCCTATCCCAAGCGTCAATCCTGAGTAAGTATCGGCACCTCGGCACCAGGGACAATGTGCTGGGGAACGGGCTAAATACCCGGCATGCGTTTTCACTCTTCAAAGTGGCACGTCCCACAGCTAAACTTGTTCGTCTTCGTATTTCTTGGCTTGAACAAATTGCAGCAACCGAGTTCCTTGCTGATGCCGCCCCCTACGTCCACTATCTTGCAGTCCCCATCTTTCTTGGCTCCCGCCAGTTCCATGTAGCCAGCCGCTTCCGCGCTGACTTTCTCCTGCGTGGCTGGCTCCTCGATCTTTGGCTTGCCCAGCAGGTTAATGGTTGGCTTCGGGCTTGAAAGCAAGGCCTCGGGCATTCTCTTGCGCTTCCTTTATCGCTTTTTGGAAGGCTTCCTGCTCCATCCGCACCTGCACTTGGTTCCTGCTCGGCCTGCGCCCCACTCGCGGAGTTGGCGGCGGAGTATCAATCGGCTGCACGCCGGCCCTGGTCAGCAGGGAATTCAGCATGGAACGCTTTTCTTGCCGCTCGCGCTCCAAATCTTGCCGCAAGAGTTCAATTTCATCCTCAAGTGAAGCAGTGTAGCGAGTTGTTGAGATGCGATGCCAGAGTTCAGGCCAGTTCATCGCACAAATACCCGGTCAATCAATCGGAGTTGGCTTATCCTAAGAGCTGCAACCATTGCTGAATTCCATTCAACGCAGCGCCAACCAATAACCCCTATTTCTTTGGGGCTTTTGAACACCCACCATGAGCCGTTTTTCTTTCGCACAATTGGCTTCATCTCCGCCACTTCCTCCCAAAATGCAGCGGCTTGGCTTTGCGCTCTTCCTGCGCCGTCCACTTGTTCCTGAAGATCATTTCGCTGGTCGGGTCGGTGAACTGCGCTGCTTCGACTCTGCGCTCAATCTTCACTTCCATCGGCGGGCCTTTCGCGACCAAGTAGCTCTTGAGCCCGTAGCGTACATCATCGTAAGGGTCATCGCCAATGATTGTTTCCGTGGCGTCTATCTTGAGCACGTCCTCCGGATTCTCTTCGTCCCTGATGAGCGTTGGCAGGCATTCTATCAGCTTCTGGCAGGAGCCGTCGATCTCCCATTGGCCGGAAGTGATGAGTTGGTGCATGAGCCTTGCTCCGCCAACCCTGTCATCGTCGGCTCGCTCTGGCCGAGGTATTCCGGCCTTCTGCAATACGTCGCCAATTTGTTCAGCAACAGTGTTCGCGCTTCCTCTTTTGGCGAAGGCATCGGGAGACAGGTAGAAATTACTGAGCTTCTCATCCGCTGGAGTCGAGTCACGGATCTGCTGGCCAAGTTCAGCCTCGCCAACTTCCTTCCCGTATAGTTCTCTGTAGGTGAGAATCCGCCCGTCTTCCTTCCGTGTGTGCCAGTGAATGGAGAATGGGTGCGCGAAGCCCCAATCTCCTGAAATCCACTTCGGCCACCACTTCTCCAACCTGACTCCGTTGACGATAGGAAGCTGTTGAGGGAAGTACTGGCCAGCCAAGAGGTTCCAATCGCTTCGCAGATAGGCTTTCTGCATGTGCTCTGGAAGCGTGGCGAGATCGGCCCAGTACTGCTTTGAGAGATGTGGATTGTCGGTCGGAAGAGCTTTGACAAAGTGGAACTCATGCGCAATCGCCTGCAGTTCTGGCGGGAACTTCTTGTCCAGCCAGTAGTTCTTGACCCATGAATGACCGATTCCTCCTGGATTCGTTGCACCAGCAAATAGCGTTCTCGGGATTCCTGGCCAACGGAGCCGTAAGCGCAAGAAGTCAAAGACATTCTGGGGATTCCTAGTAAGCTCATCAACTCCGATTGCTGCAAACTCAGAGGATAGGTATTTAGAGGGCTTATCCAAGTTACGCAAGGCAAGGACCCCGGAGCCGTATTCCTCGTTGAGAACGAATTCCTTTGTTTCTGCTTGTTTGAGCCTGCCCAGCCACGCCGGGAACTCCACTTCGATCTTGCTGATCTGACGGTCATGCAGACTGGGATAATCCTCACAGAACAACGCCGCATGGACATTTTTAAGACCAAGCACCTGGAAAGCGTTCGCCAGAAAGAGAACAAGCCACCAACGCAAAATGTAACTCTTGCCTGGCCCAGCGGCACCGCCAAATAGTACAAAACGATGGTTCTCAAGCGCTTTAAGAAACTCAAGTTGCCGCTCAGTTGGGTCGGCATGTTGAAGGAGCGTCCTTGACCCCGAAGAAGTTTGTACCGGACTCAAGTGGTTTGCGCTCCTCAGTTACAATCTCTGTCTTGTCCTTTTGGCCGAGCCATTGCTTACCTAGCCAAATGAGCATCGTAATGTTGCCTTTGCTCATCGCTTCCTTGTACTGCTTTGCCTGTAAACATCCGTTTCTAAAACACTTGCCTTTTCGCAAAGCGTCGGAATAGTTCGCGTAAAGCGTGTCCGCATGAACGCCCATGAAGTTCGCAACAAACTCAACCGTAAACGCTTTACCGATAAGCTCGGCTATCTTTTTCTCATCCAAGATTTTCCGAGGTCTGCCGAGCGCTTTGCTCATGTTGCTATTTGCCATACAGTCGGGCCAGGAGGCCAGTCAGGGCTTGGGATCAAGTCCCAATTCGCTCGGCTCAATTGACGCGGCTTCAGCATCTCGATCTCAGGGTCACTCAGCTTTTGCACACCAGTATGCTGTTCGTTGACCCAGAAGCCTTTTTTACTCTTAACGATAGCGAATGCGCGGTGCTTGTCTGTTCTGTAACTGGATTTGCCGTCAGGCATGATGACTTCTACGTTGCGGCGGGAGATAGTTAGCCAGTCCTAAGATATTGAATTGGAGGATTGTGCATTGGACGCTGAATAGCTTTCTCGCATCCTAAACAACGCCAGCATTCCATGACACCGATGCCCCATACGGAACCCTCATCTTCCAAAGGGCTTCGCACCCAATTTAGGTGAAAGCAAAATAACCTTCGCAACCACTTCATAGATAGCTGTGGTGTCCTGTAAAACTAGTCGCCTGCATGCTCCGGCGTCGAGCCACATCGCGCCCCACTCTAGGATGTCTGGCTGGGCTTGTCAAGCGGATTCTGCTTTGGCCTTCCGCCTAGCTTTCCGTTCTTGCGGCTCGCTGCCGCTTTCTTGGGAGATTTTATTTTGCCGAGCATTTCTGCCGGCTTCCTATCTCTGAATCTCTTGGCTATCTCTACGAGCTTGTGAATCCTTGCTTCTAAGTGGAGTGAATACCACATGTAATAATCCTGACTCATTCATTTCCTAACCATTCCTGGAAATATTCATCCCATAAACGGCAAAGTCCATCACAGCCGCTTACTCCATAGCGTTGGCAAGGATTCTTTTTAATTCTCATCATCTATCGCCATTTGGCATTCATAGCAAGTCCGTTCAATGCCATCTCCTCCGCATTCCTCGCAGGTTTCCATCTGATGCATATCATCTATGCGATGGATACTCGAGAATTGTCCCCGCATATCAACAAAATAATGACCTGTCCCATCACAAGCTGCACAATGAGTACAAGTACAAGCCATTAGACCACCTCGAGCCTATCGTTCGAGGTTGACGTTCCATCTTGCCTTTGCCCAGAGATGATTATTCGAGTCCGCGATTCACCGAACACCACGATTGGCTTCTCGAGTTCCACTGTGAAGTCCATGCAAAGCATTTTGCTGTGCAACCTATCGGCGACAACCTTCCCTGTAAACTCTTGGCCGAAATACCTGCCAGTCACATGCTCGAGTTCTGTTTGGCTCCAAGTTGCCTTGCTGCTCAGTAGATTTTTCATGGCGTGCCTCACTTTCTAACCCTAGCTTAAACCCATCGCTAGGTAAAGTCAAGCCCAATCTGAGTCCTAGTACGTTTTTATAGCGAATATCAAGCGAAACCTTCTAAAAGTGTTCCACGTGGAACGTTCTACTATCCTTCATCCATAGCTTTGCTCCGCGCTCAAACTTCTTCATAACTCGCTGCGAAAATATCCGGCTTACAAGGATAGAATTCGCCCTTTACGCCTTTGATAATCCAATCGCCGGGAGTAGCCCGCATCGTTCCTTCTAGCGTTTCGATGCGCAGCTCTCCCCCGATATATTCAAGCGGTCCGACGAAACCACAGACTTCCTTTGTATTCGCTCCGTCCCAGCAAATCGCGTCAATCACTACAGGCTTCTTGCGAAACTTCATTTCGTCTCCTCCGGCAACGGCTGGCACTCCCCAAATCTTATCTTTCTCCATGC